ATTGATTGGATGCGTAGTTATTGCATATGCACGCAATTTAGCGGGCATTGGTGCAAAACCAACGCCCGCTTGCGTGTGGGTGGATATTAATACAGGATGAAACAATCTATTTATTTACTTTCACTTACTACAATCTATCTATTCGTCATCAGTTGATGGGGTGTCATACGACTTGGTCTCCAAGTTGAGTGTGTATCCCTGCTCCTCATAGAGTTCATCAAAGACTGCCTTGGCAAGTTCTCCGCTGTATGCTTCTCCCAAGAGGTAGGCAATCTCATCGTCAATCGTGTATTGAGGGTTGGTCTTCTGCTGGACCTCACGCCAGACATCAAACTTCTTGGAGAGTTTCGCCTCACCGAAGCAGTCGCGCCCCGTGGTAATACAGAGACGGGTGAAAGAAGCAGTCGCGCCTCCCTTCATCTCTTCTTCGGTAATCAGGTTCTTCATAGAGGACATTGTTAGACTTTTTTTTTGCTTTTCTGATTTTTTGATTGGATGCGTAGTTATTGCATATGCACCTGGATTAGCGGGCATTTGTGCAAAACAGGTTGCGTGGAAAAACAATCTATTTATTTTCTACAATCTATTAATACAATGGAACCTCTGGATTTAAATAATGTCATAGAAGTTAAAGAAATAAAAAAATCATTAAAGAATGAAAATCAGAAAGATGTATTTAATTATATTATTAAACTTGCTAATATTCGTATTAATAATAAAGGATTAGATAAACCAGAACTATTTACTCTGGAACCTAATATAGAACCAGAACTCTCCGACCACTCCTCTGATGATGATTTTGAGGTTGTTGATGAGAGCGACGATTAATCTGGGTCGCCACCCCTACCATAGCGAAAATACATCATTATAAAAATAAATTAATTACGCTATGGATTTTCGGATGTTTCAGGGGTGTCAGGGGTGGCACTCGTATCTGGGTCGCTTGGAGCAGTTGCGATTGTTGATGTATTGGTTCTCACCGACGCTTGCCTTTCTAATCCAACATCTAAATCTAATCCTCTTAAATCTGTCGGTAATTGTGGTTCTGTATGGTTTTGACCTTCTCTACTTGCTGAACTAATAAATCTTCTCTGTAATCCGAGTTGAGCGCGCATAATCTCTTGTCTTGCCTGTGCTAATTGTCTTGCTTTTGCTCTTGTCATAGCGCCTTCTTCTTCTACTTGTTTTATTATATCTTCTGTCATACCCTGTATAGGAACAGGTTGTGGTTCTTGACCTATGATAGTTGCTGGCGTTTCACCAGTTATTAATCCAAGGAAACTTTCTAATCCTCTTCTTCTCTGTTCGTCAATTGGTTCAGTCAATCCACTCTGTAAAGAATGTGCTAATGAGAAACCTATTCTTTCTGCTTCTGCGACAGAAGGAGTTGATATCATAGTATCAAATAATAAATTAAACTCTGCTTCAGTCATTATTGGGTTCATTAATTGCTGAGGATTTAATTGTTTCTGTTGTATCATCTGCGGTATAAGATTTAAATTGTTGTTGTTCTGTTTCTGTATTAAATATAAAACAGCAGAGTTCTTATCAACCCTTGCCAAAGACATATCTGGGTCGTGAATACTTGTGATAATTTCTGATAAAGTTGTATCATTAGTAATAGTAAATACTGCTTTCTGGTCTGTCTGGAAATAATAATCACCAAATCCATTTTCTTTATTAACTACACCTATGATAGGAAGGTTCTGTCCGCTCTCACCATTATGTCCGTTCCCAATATAATCTGTATTACTAATGATATTAGATTTTAATAAATAATAAGGTTTAGACATCTTCGTAGGTTGTCTGTCTGCTTTCACAGAAAGAGAAGTTGCTGTGATACTTACTGCTGGATTAGAGAGTGTTATTCCAAAAGCACTATCTACCTTCTCAGCAATATGTAATTGACCTGAATAGACTGGTCCTGTCGTCGCGGTCTGTTGTGTAAAAAGAGGAGCGCCATATAAATTACTTCTTAATAAAGAACTATCACCACTCTTAATTTCAGCATTAGTTAAGACAAAAGGAGTATTACTTGTATCATCTGGTGTTAATCTGCTATTAAAATGTAATCTATCTTTTATATTAATATATTTTTCATCATCTAAACTATAATCATTATGTAATTGATTATATGAAAAACCTAACAAACCCCACAGACACTTATGCCAATGTTTCCTTAATGTAGTCGCATTATCAAGACTACTAAACTTAAATACGCAACCAGAACTACTATCATAAATACTATCCCACTGACCTAAATTAAAATTACTAAGAGATATTTTTACTTTAACATTCTCTTTATCAGTTTCGGTAGTCGTGATATCGGTATGATAAGGTTGCATCTCAGGAGAATAATTAGCACCTGATAATCTCTTATTTATCTTATAAACTATATTATTCGCATCTGCGGTGATTGGGTCTGTTGCTGAACTGCCAGCATTAAAATTATTACCGATATATTCAGGTGTATGTAAATTACTGAAAGCAAATCTCTTTTCAGTATCTCCATCATAAGTTAATTGGAAAGAGTTAGCGCCAAGATAACTACTTAAATTATGCTGATATGTATTTTCTAACTCAACCTTCGTGGAACCTGTTGTATATACTTCGTTATCACTTCCAGGAGGGTCTAATGACCCCACTGATGGAACAATAGTTTTAGCATCATAACCATCTGGGATATTCATAGCTGCAGGTGCGCTCATATACTGAAATTGGGTATTAGACCTACTCATTAATTTAGTCATACCAGGAGATAAGTCGGGTTGTGTCCCTGATAATGTCCCAGAGTATAACATAACACATTTAGTTCCGTAAGCAGAAAAATGCCTATCATAACCACAATAATTACGATAATCTAAGACCTCAGTAAGTGTATTATCTGTTGGATTTGCATACCTACGAAAGAGATGGTCGGGATATCCACCGATGGTCTCTACATCAAAAGCAATATAATCAATATCCTCTCCTACATTATCATCTCTCTTGGGATTATATTTCTTCATACAACCGAAACATAAATTATCATAAGGACAATCTAAACGATTACCACCACTATCTTCATCAATTCTACTCTGGTCTAAATAAAACCAAAGAGGGACTGACGATAAATCATAATAAGGAAAATGACCCACTCTCCCGCCACTATCCGTCACTCCGCCATCCCAAGGCGGATTATCCTGTAATAAGGTCTGTCCTGAGTAATTCTCTTCTCCCGCATTCACTCTTACATTATAATCGGTGGTTTTTCCCTGTGCATATCCATCATCTCCTAAGGTTCTATAAGAAGATTTATATTTACCATTCGTATCTAAATTAATAGGATGGTCTGTCTTAATTACAGAGAGATGAATGTATCCTGCTAATCTCTTGCCTGTGTGAAAATTACCCATCTGGAATGTATCCTTCTTTACATCATCATCATTCGCAAAGATAGAACCTGTCTTCTTAATATTACTATATGAATAATTAAATAACTCTGGATATTCTCCTTGTGCCTTAATAAACGCCATTAATTGGTGTCTAAACTTCCAAGGGATATTAGTAATAAATGGCACATCTTTTCTGTTGGAGGCAGGTTTCCTTGCTAATGGTAAATCTTTATTAATACCGAACTCGCCTGTTTCACCCCAAGTATTACCTGGTATGGGTAATACTCCATTTGCTTGCCTGAAGAACTCTCTTCCAGTAATCCATAGATTAGGACGCTTAACACCAATATAATGATAAGCACTCATATATTTAACATTTTCTGGTTTCTTCTCTGGATATTCAGCGGTCGTCCCAGCATCTTCAGTGAAATATTGTTTCGCATTATCACTACTAAAATGTTTATGATTAGTAGAATAAAATGTCTTAAATATCTCTCCATCCTTCTTCACTCCCATCTTTTGATGTCGCGCACCAGGGACGAATGCGTCTATATGAGGTTGCTGAGTGCCTCGCTCTCCAACTCTGGCATAGACTTCTGTTTCATTAGTAGTTCTATTTAAACTTCTACTAATTTCCTCTGCGATATCCTCAGGAGATTTAAAACCTGGTTCTATCTTTACATTTTTAATTTCGCTATATGGTATCCAATTACCTGTAATTGCTGGGTCTCTTATATTATGATAATAAGTATGATTAAACTTAGCATCATCTGTGGTTGTGAATTGTGTATGACCTCCAGTCCCATCACTATTATAAGATACGAAATCATTAGTCGTAGAACCCGTTAAATTAGTTGGATTAATAACATCTGCTAATTGTGAATTACTAAGAAATTGAGTATAAGTTGGAGCGTGAGTGAAAAAAGTTCTTTCTTTCTTAAATATCATATATCGGGAGTTATCATTTCTATATTTATGTCTGCGAGAGGTTCCAAGAATATTTAACCACTTAGAAACTCCTAAACTTCCAGCAGGGTCGTCTCCCGTAGAGAGTTTCCCCATTTTAGCAGTTTCACCTAACTCATAGAAATCCCAATCATCTTCACACTGACTTTCTAATCTTACATCTCTCAAGGGCATACCATTCCAAGCGCCGTCCCCTTTTCCCAGAGGTAAATCACCAGATTGGCGTGTAGGATTTGTTCCACTACTGGGGTCTCCTGCAGTCACATCTGTTCCTGGGACCATATAGGTCGCTGGCGCACCAGTCCATTGCATACCGAAATACGCCCAATTTAATGATTGTTCGTTATCTTGTCTTTTAGATATCACAGGTGTCTTAGGGATTGTAGTAGGAACATTCGCTACATCATCATTGCTTCTACCAATAACCCAAGGAACTCCTTTCATACAATCAAATCTTCTCGGTAAATGAAAATAATTTTCACCATTCGCTGTCTTATAATAATTAACTTCTATATTCATTTCATTATCTTTCATAACAAACTCTCTTTCTTCATTAACACAATCACAGAGTTGATGTCCGTATGGTTGTAATATCTGTCTTTTTTTAGAACCAGATACCTCACCCCATTCCCATTTCTGTGAATTAGTTGCCTCAGCACCAGCGCCATAGGGTGCCTGAGTATTCTGCGAATAAACATCATCTAATTCCATAGGGAATTGTAATTTATCAATTGTTTCTGTAAGAGTATATTTAACCTCTATTCCTCTTGTATCTTTAATGGACTGACCTTTCACATCAATCGTTCCATCTGTATTACCAATCTCATTAATAAATGCTGAATGAATAGAGACTTTATCTCCTCGGTTGAGTTTCACACCTTGACCTTGCTTACAAGTGTAAATTGCTGGATTATCATTATTTCCACTCTGCGCCTCTATTGATGAGTTCCTATTACAATCTAAGATAATTGTATCCGTATAGGGTTCTGACATATCTATATTTATATTATAGATATAATAAAAATAAACTTAAAACAACTAAGAGATTAGCACAGCATACCTTCGGTTTAGGCATAATAGCACTCTGTGTATCCATTCTGAATAGTAGCAGTCCTTAAGACTTCTAACCAGACCCTCTGAACATAATCAGTCCCGAAACCAGCAGGAGAGTTATTCGGTAGGTCATCATATTTAAAATACAACTCAATACCTCTGCTATTAATACGCTCTTGTTTAGTGAGTTTCTGAGCGAGGTAGAACATACGACCAGAAAGATTGGTAGATTGGTTAAAATCAAAATATTCTCTGGTAGTTAGACATTCACCTTCGCGAGAGTATAATTCCCTATTAATAAAAGGAACCATACCTTCTGCTTGATTTACATTATGGAAATGCCGAGCAGGGTTCTTAACATCAATCGGGAACTCAAAGTTATCATTGTATTTAATATTAAACTCTGCATCACCATTCTTATCCGTAGCAAAAGTGCCAGAATAATCGCGAGCAGGGGCAATACTATGATAGGCATTCTGTAAGTTCTTTTCATTCTTACCTCCGCCATCACCTTTTCCTTCATTCTGCATACCCCATATTAATTTACTTACAACTCTACCAGCACCACCAACATTTCTAATCATCTGAGATTGTGCGTCTGCTCGGGCAACAGAGTATTTAGAAAGTCTGTAATCAGCATATGTGAAGTTTAATACACTATTCGCCTGAGCGTATTGGAGCATAAGTTCCTGAGGATAAAAGATATGGTCTGAAATCATACGGAGTTTTTCTTCATCAATATCATAACTTCCATTAAGACTGGTAGATACTACACGACCCGTAGGTTGGTTAGCATCACCTCTCCAACTGAATGTAAGTTCTAAGGACACTTGTTCTTTAATCATATACAGAGGTAATTGATTATGACGAAGGAATGGGACTAACTCCGCAAGACTTAACTGATATAAATTAGTATCTTGGGCAGAACCTTGTTTCGTAAGAGACCAACTATTAGGTGAATATTTAGCAGTCGTATCTACACGACCAGCAACACTTAAATCAGCATCTCTGCCATTATCAAGAGAAATACCCGTAGCAACACTATCACTTTCACCACCGCCAGATAATATTGCAGCAGGGGTCCCAGCGCCATCATTAGCAGTTGCTGTTCTGTCAGTGTAAGCAAAACCCCAACTATTACATCTACCTGTAGTCATCTGTTCTCTTTCTTTCATATTCTCATTAGATACAAACAAAGAACGATAACCATAATAATGGGCGAAATCATCTACTTCTGAAATAGTCTGATTACCAATCTTTAATGCTACACGCTGAATAAAAGAATATGCCCCTACATTAATAGGTAAGATAGCATTTTCTGTAGTGTTCTTTAATCCAATCTCAATCTTAGAATGAGAATGTAAAAGACCTTTATTAGGTAATACAAAACGACAGAAAGTATTACTCTTTACGACAGGTTCTAAAATCGCTGTTTCCACCTCTTGCACAGTATTGACTGGAATACTACCTATTTTCATTAAATCAGGGATTGCCCCTGCTCCGCCTTGCGGACCGCCAGCAGATGCCATCGGCATATCACTTGCTTGATTTTCATTCGGATTAGTTGATGCGCTCATTTATACTTAAAGAAATATAAAAAATGCGAAGAAAAAACAATAAAATTAAAAAAACACTTTACGACATCACTTGCATCCCACCCTGTCCGTCAAATACAAGTGTATTCTTAGAATGAACGAACAAGAAAAGTGCGTGTGGATTATCAGTAGTTAGATTAGTCGTAAGATTGAGACCAAAGTTCTGTGTGGCAAAACTTACTCCTTGATTAGAGATGGCATCATAATTCATTCCTAATATAAACATAGACCCTCCATCAATCTTACCGAGTTCTGTGGCGTCTGATGTGGTAGTAATAGATGGTGAAATAAAACTATTAACTGGTGATATCATAGTTCTACTCATATTAGCGAACTTCCTGACAGCAGACATACCTTCTTGGATTAACTGACTATCATAAGAATGTTGGTCGTTGTGCGTTTCATCTCCTTTCTGGATTGTATCAATATTAAACTCTAATGGGAACTTTTCACCTCCACGAGTGAAAATTGCCTGAGTAATTGTGGCAGGTTTATTATCTGAATTAACTGGATACGGAGTAGCAGTCCCTAAATGTTTCAGTGAATTAATATAAGATGCTGGAATAACATTACCAAATACACTTAATACATTGTTTAATCCTAAATTAAAATTAATAATTGCCTGAGTAGAATTAAATGATGTGAAATAACTTGATACAGAGTTATACTCAAAGGTTCCTGGACCAGGAGGACTTGATACTTCGGTCGCCTCAGCACAGAGGAATACATTACTTAATTCATAGAATGTAGTAGCATTCGTATCTTGGTCGCCACCTTCATCAAAGATTACATTACCATCGGGTGCTAAATGTATTTCTATTAATAGACCACCAGTTGTATCAAGAGGAATTGCCTGAGTTCCGTTAAACAGACCACAAGGTAGATGCATACAGAAATGATTTCCAGTCTTCTTACCACTCTTTAATTTAGCAACAGAGTTCTTCATCAATCCAGCATTAGGCATAGTCAAAGCAGTCTGAGACATATGCCCGAGACCATCCGCTTCATTGCTGGTAAATGGAATGAAGGATGCCATCATTCGTGAATAATGTCTTATATGCTCTATGACAGCGTGTGTTTTCTGAGATTTTATGACTAATTGGTCTATTAAAGAATAAGCACCAAGGCGAGGGTCAAGACTTAAAGTTGTATCATTAACTGCTTCCGCGGAGTTCTTAAAAAGTCTAAAATCACCAGTAAATCTTAAAGACTGACCGAGAAGACCTCTACTCTGTTCGCCAATAATAAATTGTATCACTGGATTACCTGATTTATAAGATATCTTACCTGAAGATAATACATTACTTGGAGTTATGTGAAGATTAGTTGTTGGGACGCTCATATTTATACTTAATAAAATATAAAAATTGCTGAGAAAAAATAAAATTATTAAAAAAAGAAGTCCAGACTAATCGGGGGTCGCCACCCCTACCCGAGGAGAAATAGCGATATATTCATATTAATATTTATTTTTATTTATAATGGTTAATTTCGCTATGGATACCCTGGCACCGATACTTCGTGATTAAATCTGAACGACTACACTATCTCCCTGAACCACAATTCGGCGAATATGAGCGACATAGTTATTCCATAGTTTATTCTTCTTAGGTTCCCGACTACCTTGATAATTCACTTGTAAGTTAAAGTCTCTTCCAGCAGTATTATAGACACCTTGCTGAAGTGCGAGTGCGCGACCTATAAAGAAGTTCTCCCTAAACTTCATAAATGATAGTGGTTGTATTCCTGCCATTGCAAGTGCTTTCTCGCCTTCCACGAGCGGTTGCTGTTGGACCCCCACACGACGAGCAATCTTATCTGTTCCTACGGGTCTTGATGGATTGAGTTGTCCGTTATAGAAGAATTGATAATCAGTGCATTCATCACATATACCAGTTAATCCAGAGCGATTACTAACACAACCTCTATCACAATCATCTATAGTTTCTAAATAAGTAAGATTATCAGGTGCGTCTGCGGTTGGGTATTCATCTTCAGCAGGGAATTGATAGGTCCCCGTGGTATTTTCACCAGCAATCACTTGCTGAGCGGTATAGACTGAACTATCAGTTGGAATACAGAGAACCGATTTTGCCTTCGTTTGATTGAGCGGAAGTCTCATATTCATAACTCTATCACCTTTCAGTTGAGAGTATTTATAATTAGTGAATGATAAGAAATCATAATTCATAGCACCACCCGATGACATCATACCCAATAGTTTCTGTGTATATCCCTGAGGCATAGTTAGAGTTTGTAGGACCATCTCAACATTCTTAACTTTATAATCTAAATTAATAGTTGCGTTAGATGGAGTGCCTGTCGTAATAGCACAATCAAGGACACTATCATCACAGAGGACCCAATCACTATTAATATCTTCTCCTGTAAGATTTTGGATAGACCCAGCGTGAGCGAATGTAATTTTTAAAAGACCTCCAGCGCCTGCCTCCATTTCCATCGCTTTAATAATAAGTTCTTGAGAATACTTACCTCTCTTCGTTGCTGCAGAACCTGAACCACCATACTGGGCGCTGAAACTTTTATTATCTTTATAGAATGATACCTTTTGACCGATTACGAAAGGAACATTCTGTAAATTAATAGCACCATTTTCTCTCTGTAAATATACGACAGGAGTTGCAGCAAGGGGTTGGGTTGCTCCCTGTCCCCACATACCTGCTGTAGCATTAACATCGGCATTAGCGCCAGTCTTAGAATGGAACCTTAGACCACTATTAAGTCTGCGGTTAGGATGGAGAGTATCGGGAAGACGATATACTTTATTGGCATCTTCTAAGATTATCTCAATTCTTAGACCTTCTGTAAGAAGAGATGGGAAAACCTTGGGAGATTGGAATATACCTGTATGAATAGGTAAAAGAACTTTAGCAGTATTGTATTGTCCTCCTTGATTAGTATTAAGTGCTTCACACCAATCATTATTACCAGAATTATCTACTGCTGTTCCATTTGCGTCTTCGTAAGGAGTGTGATACGGATTATGTCTTGTATTGTTATAAACAGATTTCGTATTACCTTGTGTAGAACGCTGAGTAGGATTGTATGTCAATGAACCCTCTGTGAGTGCGCGTTTATTCTTAATAGCGTCATTAGTTTCATAATCATATCTTAAAGCAGTTAGAACATTATAATTTTGTATTTCTTCTAATAATACAGCACCCGAACCCCCAGAAAAGATACGAATATCCCTGATTAAACATTGTGCACCCGTTTCACCATCCAGCGTCATTTTAACTGGATGGTCTAATTTATTAAGAAGTTCTACATCAAATCTTAAATAAGATGATTTAGGTTGGAAATACTTAATAGTAGGTGGAATGATTATATCAATCTTCTGACCTGATGTATAATCTAATCCGTGTTCTGCTGGGATATTAACTTTCGTCTGCTGAACTGGTATCTTATCATTCGCGCTCCAAAAACTCATTTTATAATATAATATATAAAATAAAATTGAGAAAAAAAAATAAAAAAAACAAAAAAAATTAATATGCTGAAACCGATTGTTCTGCGACTTTACCTTGACTACTTAAAGAACCGACAGACATAGATGCTTGTTGTGGAGCATTTCTCTTATCATCAATATCTTGTTCTGATGTTTCTTCTTTATCTTTAAAGATATCACTTACACCTGAGGCAATATTACTCAATCCAGCGACGGGTGCAAGTATCGGCATAGCGAGTGCAGCTGCATCCAGACCTCCACTTACAATATCGCTGATATCACTGAAATCATCTAAACCTGATTTATGTTTATTAGTCGCTAAATCATAAATACCTTCTCCAGCACCAATACCGCCAAGAACTTTACCACCTACATCAGCAATTGCTCCTATTTGTCCTGAGGGTAATTCACTCGCATATTGACCTACTTTCTTAATGAAACTACTTTTCATTCCTCCTTCACCAACACCACCAACAGCACCGAGTAATCCTCCAGATGCTTTCGCCATCTTCTGTGCATCTTCGCTTCCAGCAATTGCCTTAAGACCTTGTGATTTATCTGCTTCCTGTCCGAACTCCATTCCTTGTCTTACAGCATCTTCACCAGCAGGGGTAGTTCTACTCTCTGCGCCAGTGATGGGACCTAAACTTGTATCGTGTCCTGCGATAGTAGTAGTAGAACTCTCAAAACTATCAGTTGCTCCTCTACCTTGACCGAATGTATTATCTGCTTGTGAAACCTCTGGTAAGGGACCCTGAACTTTACCTCTCTGAATTGTCTGTGTTAGACCTAATCTTGCTGGATTATTAACAATATTTTTATATTCATCTTCACCAATATCACCGACTGCCTGTCTAATTCTTGCTCCTGCTTGACCTAAACGACCTTTAAATAATTGACCTTGTGATGCTAAATATCCAGAGAAACCTTTACCTGTTCCAAATCCAGCGACTTCACTATCAAAATTACGAGCATTTCCGAACTCTCGGGCACCAGTGAAAGCAGTAGATATACCTTCACCAGTAGTAGAACCTTTATCATAATATCCTTCTGCTTTACCCTTAGCATTCACCATAGCGACTTTATTATCCATCTCTGTTTTCGCTTTATCATATCTGTTCTGCGCATTATCATTAAAATTACTGGAATATGATAACATCCCACTCATCTGTCCTAAGGTTGCTGAACTTCCTAAATCCATTTATATTAAGTATAATATAATAAAATTAAAATATAAATAAAATTAATATTGTTGTTTAGGCATAGATGCACTCACCTCTGCTTGTTTCCCTGCTATGTCTCCTGCCTCAAATCCCTCTTCTTCTCTATGCTGTCCGCCAACTGCTATTACCTCATCAAAATTGCGATAGGCGAGTGGAGGGTTGGATTGTAAATCTAAATAAAGAAAGTCATATTTATTGGGAGTTGCTTTATAATAAATCTTTAAAAAGTTATCCGCACCAGAGAACTGGTCCCCTATCTCCTCAGCAATTTTACCGAGTTCTTTCATATTTGGAAAAGGACTTCCAATTATCATATTTGTGCAATTAGACCTGATGACAGGACTTACTTTTCTGTAATTCTGAGAACTCATTAATAATAACTTAATATTATAATGCCTAAATCTACTCGCTAAATGATTAACTTTCGCTTCACGGCGAATTAATCCAATAATATCGTCTAAGATTAAAGCAATATCAGGTCTATCTTGTGGGTCTTCATATGCTTCTTGTTTCGCAATTAAATTATCAATAATAGCATCATCATATTCATCATAACAATCAAATGCCTTCTTTAAGAAACGAGAAGTTTTATCATTATAAATAGTTGGTGAAACACACATAACTTCATCAAAGAAGTCTTGCCCGAAGAAGTTGCTATTTAATAATAAATTATTAATAATTGTAGATTTACCTGTGCGAATTGGTGATATCATTAATAAAAGTGCAGGAGGTTGAGGAAGATGAGGATGAAGTGGTTTCACTTTCTCTTTAGGTGGGTCTTGGACTTTTAATATCTGAGGAGCATTTAAATCAATACCCATTTCATCATCTTCGCTATCATCATCTGGGTCAGGAGCGCCCATCTGCTGTAATTTCTTACCTGGACCATTTTTCGTAGTCGTTTTTAATGATTTATCCATTTATAATATATATATAATATTATTATCTTAAAATTAATACTTAGCAAAGCATACTTCGTTTAGGGACTACCTGGATTATAGGTCGGACTATCAGGACCATCAAACATACTATCTGTATCATCAAAATCAAATGGTGCGAAATCATACATTGGTTCAGGAACGAAAGTCGTATTCGCTTGTCTTATAG